ATCTGATACAATACCTGCTGCAGAAACAGTGATATCTGCAGTTGCTGCTGTACCAGATCCACTAGTAAGAGGAACATTAGTATATGTGCCTTCAGTATAATCAGCACCACCATTAAGGATAGTAAATCTGCCAATACCATTATATGCAATGGTACTAGAATTACTTGGTTCTCTAATAATTGCAGTCTGATATAATCTTTTTCTTATATAATAGTCTTTAGTCTTAGTTGCATCATTAGGACGGATATCAATAGTTACTTCATCACCAATAGCAAGACCATGATTAACATCAGTCTCCATTAAAGCAACACTTTGATTTACATCAAATGGTTCTAGTCCATCACTCATTGATACAAGTGAAACTACCTTAGAACCAGATGTGTTGAATAGGTTGTTTGACTGGATGAAGTAATCATCATTAATTTCCCAAGTTCCAGTAAGAACCTTTATCTTAACAGTATTCTGCTTACTGGTGGACTCTAAAACTTCACCAGTTGCATATGGTGCATTAACACCATCAGTAAGTCTTAAAACTGCACCAATTGTATAGTTACTATCCTGATCTACAGTAATAGTGAAAGTTTTAATATCTGCAGAGAAAGTTCCTGTGTTATTGAATGTTCCAACAACATTACGAAGAACAATAACATTATCTCCCTTAACTGTACCAACAATACTACCAGAAGCACCAGAGGCTGGTTGTCTTAAAGTATCATCAGCAAATAGATATGCACTTTGTATGGTTGTTAACTTAACAACTCTGTTTTCTTTACATTCAAGGTATTGAACATTCTCACCAGTCACAGATGAGACTAATGCTTCTGCACTGTCACCTTCAGTTCCTGTGTTGTCAAAGTATAATTTGTTGTTAATAGAGAAATTATTATGTGAATCCTGAATCTCAATACTATCAAGAATACCTGAAGATACAGCACCAATTTCTGCAATTAGACCTTCACCATTACCTTGCATTCCAGCAACATTAAGTCTCTTTGATTTTTTAGGAATATCATCTTGACTTATATCGGAATTGTAGTTACTGTCTACAGGTAGTGAATAGAATTTATCTCCTACAACGTAGGGGAATTGCGGTACTTGATTGCTATTAACAGTAAGGAAATAAACATAAGTTCCCTCTGGAAATTCTGGGGTAACGCAAAATCGTCCATTGTTTTCATCCAGTGAACCAGTTCTATGACTATACTTATAATCATCAATAAATGAACCTAATGGGTAATCTGTTTCACTAGGACCAAGATCCCTGTCACCACGTAAAGAATAACTAGAAGTCATCCTTATAGGTGTTGATGTAGCATCTAGTGGATCACTATAACCAAATGGACCATATATGGGGTTACCATCATAAGCAAAACCAATGATAGGTGAGTGAGTCTTAATTGTTGGTTCTGAATCAGCACTGTCTAAGTTATCACCTAATTCAACTCTAAGTTTCTTAGGGTTTGCTAATTGAGCATAACCATTGGCCAATGAAAGGTTAGAGTTAGGAAAAAGGAAACCATACTGAGTATCCATAACTCCCTTATACTTCTCAAACCTGTTCTTTATCCATTCTTTAAGCAAAGGTGTTGCTTCTCCATCTGAACCAACTGGAATAATATCAACTTGAATATTTGCTTGTGAATAAAGTGTACCACCAGCAACTTTATTAATAGATGTAATCTGACCAGCAGTATTAACCTCAGTAGTATACTCAGCAAAACGTCCTTTACCTGCCAAGTCTACAATTCTAACTGTAGGAGGTGCTGAATAAAACTTACCAGGATCATCAAGAGTGATACTAGTAACTTCACCACCTGTAACAACAGCAGTTGCCTTACCACCTCTACCAGAGGTTACTTCTATTGATGGTGTCTGTGGAAAAATATCTGTGGTATCTACTTCAATACGATCAATAACATTACCAATAAGGAATGCATTTGCTCTACCAGCTAAACCATCAACTAATACAAAAGGAGGAACAGTATAGTTTCTTCCTTTATTATCAACTCTAATAGACTCAAGTACACCAAAGCGAATAGATTCAGAATCCTTGTAACCATATACAGGTACACCGTTTATAAGTATTCCAACATCTCTAGATGGTGTCTTATAGATCTCAGTAGTTGAGATTGGTCTCTTACGAAGGATTCTAAGTTGCTTCTGATCCTTAACTGCTTTATCAACTTCTAGAACATCTAGAATGTTATAAGAAGGATATGAGGAACTAGCAATGTAATAATATTGGTCATCTTCCAAAATAGCAGAAACATTGGTAGATACACCGCTGAGATCCGTTGCTATGACTGGGTTTGTAGAGACTGATACTGGTCCTAAATTATTAAGTTTCCATCTTACCTGATTCGTATTAATATCAATAATACGTGGATCTGCAGTTAGGAAACCAGGAACAGACTCCTGTACCTTATCACCAACAACTGAATATGGTTCACTAGTAGTAGGTGCTATATTATACACCATACCCAGTGTAAGTAATGTTACACCGTCACCAAGAATCAAAGAAGGTTTGTATACCTCTTTACCTGCTAGGAATGTTAATGGAAGTGAACCTCTCTTCTCAATAACAAACTGTGATATGTTCTTATCACTAAATTCAATAACCTCTTCACCAATAAGAACAGAACCAATATTGTCCCATCCTATAGTAGATGCAACATTGATTCTATCGCCTTGTGTAGCACCATCGGTTAATGAGGAAGTTAATTTTGTTTTGGTTGAGATATTAAACTCACCAGTTACAGTCTCTGGTGCAAGTACAATATTCCAAACTCTTTCACCATCAGCATTACTATCTTCAAATACGTTATCTACAGTTGCCTGAACAAAAGGATCAGTCTGATTAATTACTTTACCAACTAAACTCTTTGGATCACCAGAGATGACCTTAACCTTAAGTGAATAGATGTTAATCCAGTCAGACTCAGATGCCTTGTATGTAAAATCTCTTGGTTTGTATATTTCTGGTTTATCGTCAATATCCTTAGCAACAATAGTATTGAAGATAAACTTAATGGAAGAAGTAGTACCTTTTGACTTGTAGAACTTCTGAATATTCTTAATAAGGGTTCTCTTGTCTACTTCACCCTTAAGATACTTCTCAGGGAATGATCCTAGGTACTGACTCTCAAAATTCTTTACAAATGCATAGAGGAAGAGGTTACTAACGTTATGTACCTTCTTACCTCCACTGTGTGCTGCTGCATCAGTGCTATTAAAGTCAGAAGACTCATATAGGTCTCCTAGGGAGGTATTACCACTAACACCCCTTACACACCCTTCTAGGGTAGTATCAGTGCGAGTGTCATAAAAGATTATTTCATCATCAATTTTAATATAACCATTCTGCTCAGGGAATGAAGAGGCATCCTCTAGAACAATGGTTGTGTCACTATCTGAAATATTAGATACTAGAACATCATTCTGCTTAAGAAGGTTCTGTTCATAGTAATCAATGTCTGCATACTTCTGGATATTACTGATTACATCTAGAGTACCGCCTTGTACCTCCTGAGCTTCATAATACTTCTGTATGAACTTACTAAAAAGTTCATACTCAGTAGTGATGAATTCTGGAAGTTGTGTCTCAATAAGAGTTGAAATTCTCTTTGTCTTGACGGTCATTTAACTACTCTTTATATGCAGTGAACGAGGAATTGGCAACGTCTACATCTAAGTAAACTTCACGGAGTGCCTTAACGTCTTTTGACCTAGGCTTTACTCTTACTGAAATACGATTATCAAAATATGATCCTAGGATGATTGTCATATCATATAGTTGAAGTTCACCTTTTTCATAATTAATATCCCCAACATTATCGTCTAGGACTACTTTTTCGCCAGTAGAAGAGTCTAGTCTATATAGGACAATTTTGCCATCTCTGTCTTCAATATAGACATCAAAATTAGGATACTCAGTGACCCTAAACTTAGTTGACGACAGGACAGGTTCATCACACTCTAAATCAAATGCATTCTGGAAACAAATCTCATAGTAGTATGTTGAGTTGAGTTGAGGATAGAAATCCTTTCTCATTGTAACATCAGTAAGGTTGGAGTTAATTGAACGATCTGTATCATCAATCACACCAGCAACTTTACTATGTCTGAACTTACCGTTGAACTTTTCTGTGTCAGAAGTGTCAAGGTATGACTGTACAGAACCAATAACCTTGTCTCTAATCTGTGCTGGTGTAGCATCTGTGATTAAACTATTGTAATAAACCTTGCTATTGAGTTCGATAATCAATATTGAAGGATCAACTATTACTGGTTCTACAGATGCAACAACATACTTCTTAAGATCTGCAATGATTTGCTTCTTAGTAACTGACGTTAAGTATGCTGCATCAGTTGGTTTCAATGAAATGAATACCTTACCATACATAGGTGGTTCTTGTTCCTCTCCACCAAATACAATAATGTCACTAGTAGCAGGATAGACATTACGTACAATGGCACCGTAATCATCAGCAGTTACTGCTCTATCCTGAGCACCGTAAGACTTAGGTGCATTAAATTTGATTTTTGATGTACTCTCTTGCTCTTCCCCTCCAGACGCTGCAATAACGTTTGTGATAGAAGTGGTAAATGAAGGTGGTGTAACCCCCTGAGGGTTCTCTAGGACACCACTAAAGACAAATGTACGTACACTGTTGGATGCAGGACCATTTGTTACAAGATATGATACCTCCATATTTGCTCCATTCTCTAATTTCTTACCTAGAGTGCCATCACCCATGATAATTTCATATCTGTCATCATCAATTTCATCAAGGAAGAAGACTTTTGAATTACCATCAACGTTCAAAATGTTATCTGCTACCAAATATGGTTCATTAAATGAACTACCAGTAGGAAATACTTTTACTTGAACTGTATTACTATCGATATTTGGGTTATCAAGAATGAATCTCTGATTCTTTGAAGCACCATTAATAGTATAAGTGTCTGTAATCAATGCACCTTCCTTAACAGGTACCTCAGTAAAACTTGCAACACCATTAGATACTTGCCCCTTTGCATCGTTTAAGGCAACGTATCTGTATAGAGTGTTATCATAATTTGCTACAAAACCAGTTCCTTTCTTCAGGAGGAGTTCTTTATCGTTTGTTGCTTGAGAATAATTTACATCAAAAGAGATATATGCTGTAGGTGCAGTCTTTGATTTGGGTCTGTACCCTAACTGCTTCGCAATCGCTACTACATTGTCCCTCAAGGTGGCAGAATCAATGAATAACTCATTGACTACCATATTAGTGTTAAACGCCGTATAATAGGTATTATAGGCAAGTGTGTCTATGATGGTGCTTAAAGCAGAACCTTCAAAGTCATAGTCACTAAAGTCCGACTGTGCTCTTAAGTAATCTTTAAGAGATGCTTTGATATCTTCAAAGTCTAAGTTGGCAACCTGTGTATAAGGCATTATCGTGTACGCTCTAAGAAGAATTCTACCGCCTCTGGTGTATCATCTCTTCCTACAATAGTAAAGAAGATCTCTACATTGTATCCATTGTTTAAATCATCAGGTTCAACTATTACATTATCAAGAGAGATTCTTGGTTCGTATCTGTTAATACAATCAATAACCTGTCCTCTGATTAAACCACCAGTAGCATAATCCAATGGTTCAAATAATGATTCTCTAATGCCAGACCCCAAATCAGGTTTGAATGGTCTTTCCCCTTTATTAGTCAGAAGCAAGGCAGTTATCGATTGAAAGATAGCTGCCTTATCTTTCACCTGTACTAGATCATCTGATACAGGATGTTTCTTAAACGTAATACTCAGATCTTTAAATGTCTGAAAGGAGGGCATCTAGACACAGCATTGGCTGTTTCTATTTATCACTAGTCATGAAAGCCTGGTATAAACTCACCTTCGCAATAATCTTCTTTGTCAAAGACTTCGCCTTCTTGTACGTCTTTTCTTTTTCCTTGCTTCCGCATATAGCGGTCACTCTGAACTTCAGTGATAAGAGTTTTACCACTTTTGATAAAGCCTTCTGACTTGTCCACTTTAATCACCATTGCTTTTTTAAGGGATGTACTATTTAATCATATTAACTAATGTCTTCTTAGCATCCGAACAGTCTTGCAAGACATGATCAAATGGAACCTCTACTGTTATCTCCATTGAAGTAGGAGTTAACTTAGTCATCTTTGCAGATGTACCATAGTTCTTTACATAAGAGTCAACTGCATCTTGATGATCATCATTCATATGATTACATATTCTTGCACTTGACTCTGGGGTGATAGGTTCACTCATCCTCTACCTTGACCACGATATACTTTACTCTTTCTATTACGAGAAGTCGCGGCATACTTCGTGTGCTTACCATTCCCTTGACGAGTCTTTTTTGGTTTTGACTCTATAAAGTCACCACCACTAATACCCACTCTTACTGTTTTTGCCATGTTTTAATCGATTTGACTCCAATATTATAGCACACAATCCCTTATCCTGCAAAAACGTTCCATGATCCACCTGCCATGGTGCCACCAGGTGTTAAAGAATCACCCAAACGCATTGCTCCAGTCCCATTTATTAGTACAGTTGAACTACCACCACTAGCAACATCGCTATGAACTGCAGTTCCACAACTATGAGGTGTAAATGTATCTCCTACCTTATGTGCAAAACGTCCATTTATCTTTACATTAGGAGATGCTGACACACCAATGACAGGTGAATAGCATCCATGCCCTGTTGTCATGTCGCCTTGACGACTCATTCCCTTAAACGACATCTAAAAATCCCTTCTGTTGTTGTATGTAGTATGCTAATCTGGATCCATGGGGTGACCAATTGTTCTGAACCTCCATACTACCCTGAGATGTTGTTGTAAATGGTGGACAAGTGTGTGTTACAACAACACAAAAGTAATATTTCATGGTTTGAATGTAGGAAGGACGCCATTTTACCCATGTGGAACACTCACTTATAGAACTTTGTAAGAAATCTGTACCAGTTGTTGCTACATCACCCAAATTATCGGGCATAACATCGTCTAAAAGTATAGGAGTACCCGTTCCAGTAAACAAATCGTTACCAATTTCTTGAACATCACTACCTATTTGACTAAAGTTTATAGTTTTCTTCCCTTTTAACAGGTTCATAGAGGTCAATCGATTCGTTCGCGTCGGAGAAATCGGCGCCTTCCCGCTAATAGGGTCAAATTCTGGTGAGTCTCTATAGAAGGATGCGTAGATATACTCAGAGTCATAGAAATACTTCTCCCCATAAAAACCCACCAGAGGTGTTGTTAAGGTTTTTGTAATACTTGGTGCTCCTGCAATAGAACCATACGACATGTAAGGTTCATCAAACACAGGTAAACTATACTCTGGTAAATCATTCACGGTACCGCCAGCAATAGGCGACATGCCCATGATAGAACAACCAGTGCCACTGTTGGGAGATTGTCCAGGGAATATAGCAACACTCGTAATTAGATTCGGAAATAACAAAGGAGGACACATCTGACCATCAGACTGTGCAATGATTGTCAGTGATGGTGAAATCGTCTCATATAGTATAGGGTTCTGTGCAGTCCTCGGTTCAGTCGAGTACAACGGCACAGTCGGGACAGGTTTCAACACAAAGGGACCTGTCGGGGGTGTAATACATTCGGGGGTGGCAACTAAGGTAATCGGCATTAAACTGAAGTGGCAATTCTTCCTAAGTCCTTCTTGAGTCCCTCGACGTTATTGTGTAGAAAATCCAGAGTGTCTGAGAGAGACTCATGATCAACTGAGTGGGGACGACGATACATCAATGTAGGGCGTTCCAACGCTGCTACTCGTTGCTCCAGGCTCGTCAACCTCTCGGACAGCTTCAGGAGTACCCTCTCCAGATTCTGCGGCGGCTTGTTGGACTCTTCCATCATTCTGATCACCTCTTTGATATGATTCGGTTGCCCTTGACTCAAACTCGTCGCAGAAGGCGTCGAAGTTATCAAGGATCTGGTCGTAGTTTTTAAAATCGACTTTTTCAGGCATTTTTTTACTGGGAAATTTTTTTCCTTTTCAAGGTTTTGAAAAAACCATTTTCAAATATATTTATCGGTCGTCTGGATACTTTTGTAGGTTAGGGAAGGGGTAGGAGTCCCAAACCCGCTTGGCGCCCCGCTTAGGCAAAAAAAGGGGGCATATTACTGCCCCCCTGTTAATTAACACACATGACCTAGGACTTATGTTTGCTGAGGTTCAAATTAAATGCGATTAGTGAACGCAACCCCTGCCAGTCTTACGGATGCCTAGGTCTTACAATTCTTCCAGCATCTCATCCATTTCACATGTGTTGATGCTGGGGTCCATCCATCTCACGCCGTCGGGTGTGATTTGTCCATAGATTGCCTCAAGTGTTGGGATGAGTTCATCATATGAATTCTTGCGACGTGCTAGAGAATACATGCCCTCATCATTCCCTAACCATAGGGCAACATTCCAAGTCTCATAATTTGTCCACCCGTTGTATGTGGTGTCTTCGATTTGAGTTTGATAGGTTGTGGTCATGGTGTGTGTCTGATGTGTATGTACTTATTATAATGGATAAGCGACTAATGTCTGTCGCTTATGTTCCAGTATCCATAGTGTCCACTGGGTGTCTTTAGGTCTTCCCAGTTTCTCTGCTGCATTGCTTCCAATGCTGCAAGCACTGCTGGATCTTTGGATGCTGTGTCATTCATCATAACACGTCCATCGAAATAAGTTTTCATTGCTTTGTTGTTCATGTTCTTATTATAATGGATGAGAGAGCAAAGTCTATACAGATTGGACCAGTTCGTTACCTGTCACACGTACCCATCTAATAGGGTCGCCGCTGGTCATCTTATATATTATCTGATCACCCTCGCCAGCAATCTGTTTGCATACTTGATATGCTGCCTCGATGCTTTCACAATAGATTGCGCCAAACTCATCGAAGTTTCTCCAGTTCGCTGGTTGAACTGCCCATGTGTTGTTGTTTTGTGCCATGTGTGATAAAATGCTTTAGTAGTTTAAAAATCTTTCCTTCCCCAACTGTTTCCAGATGGGGCATGGTATAGTGTGCCATTATGTAGATAATGGCAATGTGACCCCGCTGTCAAAATCAGCGGTGCCCGCACGGGATGAGATGAACCATTCAAATTGTTTTTGAAATACGCCGCACCCATATGCGAACTCATCACATAATGCATTCAATCTTGATTTGGTGGTGTTAGATCTCCAACCGCCGTCAAAAAGTTGAATCTCATCAGCGAATACAGTTGCAATGTGATTGCCGTGTAGATAGACAAAGGCATTGCCGCGAATGTTCACGACCTCTGTGTTATCCTTTCTGAAGTCAGCACCTGTTCTGATTGCTGTGTTCATTTGGCGTTCAATTAATCTCATGTGTGTCCTGTGTGTTGTACTCTTTTATTATAAGGCACCGAGGGAGGATATCAACCACACCCGTGCCAGTTTGTGAACTGTCACTCAGTCGTAGTCCCAAGGCGTTGGTTCTGTTACTGTGTCGAATAGTTCATCAAAAGATTTTTCATCTATGTGGTCGGGTACCCCTAGATCAGCAATCATAACAAGGCATGAAGCGAGTGCCTCTTCCTGTTGCTCGTTGAGTTTTAATACTCTCACTGACATGCCTCCGTGAATAATTTACGTGCTTGCTTTTCGATTGCGTCACGTGTTCCCCGTGATATGTCCCACAACTCTTCCATCTGTTTAAGAGAGAGTTTGTTGGATGCTCTGAAATTGTCCCATGCTTCATCAAAGCATGTTTCAAGGATTGATTCGTGATGTAAAACTGACATGTGTGTTTGATGTGTATGTTCTTATTATAAGACCCCACCAGTGAAAGTGGGGTCAATGTGTGCCAGTTTGTTAACTGAACAGTGGACGCATGTAGTCTTTGAACTCTTCACACATAGCACGTGCTAGGATTTCTAACTGCTTAGGATCTGAATTGTTCCCATCTGCAACTAGTTCATCATAACATGCAGAGGTAATACCTGCATCTGTGATGTCGTACTCGTGAAGTTGAACGTGCTTGAAAAAACTCATGTGTGTCTTATGTGTTGTATGTATTCATTATACACATAAAAATACCCCTGTGAAGGGGTAAGTAGACAGTTTGTAATGTGGACTAGTTGTTGAGGTATCCTGCCTGTTGCATACCTGGTTCATCCCAAAACCATGATATACTAACATCAGGGAACTGGTCACGCAATGCTTGATAGATTCCCTCAGGTGGTGACCATGCGGTTTGAAATTCACATTCAAGTGTTTCCTCGTCATGTTCACAATCTATCTCACCTAGATCCCACTTCGTGCCCCAGTTGTTATTATTCCAGGCATACCATCTATCATCATTCGTGCCATCTGGAAAATCGTATGTAGTGTGGAATACTTCGCCAGTCTTAGGAGATTTCATCTCTCTTTTGATTGGTAATTCACCTTTGTCATTTGGTGTGGTCTTCCAGTTTGGTGATGGTAGAATAGTGTTGAATGGTGCATCACTCTCAAAAATCTTTGCTATTGCTGAAATTTCATCAACATTGTCTGAGTAGAATGAAACTCTGTTGTGACACCAGTTTGGCATTTGATCTCCTGTGTGTTTATAGTGTGGAAGGAATAGCAGTTGCTTATGGGATGCCCATCCCTGTCCACATTTATATAATAGCAAAAAAAGCACCCTTGTGGGGTGCTAGTGGACACTTTGTAAACTGTCTAGACCAATGCCATTTGGGTTTGTATTTGTGAGATCATGACTGCATCCTGTCTGAATGCTATCTTGTATGCTGCCGCGATCATTACAAATACTTTGTACATTGCTTTGAATTCTGACTCCTCAATCTCAACGTAGAGGATCTTGGTTTGTTCCTGCTCACCTTTCCAGAATCCAATGCCATCGATGATTGTGCCATAGTCTAGAAGAGGCAT